TAGTTCTTATTGGTAGCTGAAAGCTTATCGCCGTTCATCTGCCAGATAAAGTTTGTATACTCCGTATTGAGTTCTTCTGCGGTTTTCAGTGAATAATCACCATCCATTCCCATTGTCCATTCAAGAGACACTTCACGGTCACCGAAATGCAGAAAGTCTCTGTACCATCCACGCTTTGGTTCTGTAGCGTCTACCTGTGGCATACCCATACGGGTATCATCCGTAATAAGAGCGTTGTTCGCGTTAAAGGTTAACGCACGCATCTTGTGGGTAGGTGTGGTTAGAGAAATGGTAGCAGAAAGATTATCTGTATACTGTGCAGAACTACTTGCACCATACATGTACGGGGCAAGAGGCGGGATAGCTAACGTACCAAACGCTGGATACGTTATGCTCAAACGGTCTGCCATACCGCTTGATGCAAGTGCCATTGTATAATACGGGTCTGCCGTGCCCTGTTGCTGGATTTGGAGCGTACTACCCACTACGCCACGATGTATAAAATCATACTCATTGTTGTTATATACAATGGCACTTGACGGTAACTGTAAGCCACCAGTAGTCGGGTTGAGTTCTCCAAAGGTGTGCTTCCAAGCTACTGCCGCTTCAACAACCGTCGGAACGCCAGCCGTGGCACCCATGTAGCGGCGTAATAGCTTACAGAATCCGGCACCGACCTGTACCACGTCTGTAAATTCCAAGGCAACAGGAACAGTAAAGCCGCTACGCTGGAAAGATGGGTACATGGTATTACCACGCCCAACAACACCACGGTCATCGAACTTCTCAGTTTCCGTTACTGGATGTTCACGGCTACGGGTAACCATAGACGTGTGTTCGGCGGCGGTGTCAATCGCCGCGTCAATAATACCATACACGGCTTCTGGCGTGTTACTTATCGAAATTACGGTTTGGCTAGTTAATGATTCTGCCATAATAGTTCACTCCTTGACTTAAGATGTAAGAGCCTCTTTAACATTAATTTGCATTACGCCAACCGCAACGCTATAGTTCTGACCATCGCTGAACGGGGTGGGCTGTATCGCTGAAAATGTAGGTCTGCCAGCAAAAGAAATTAACGGTTCTTCCGTTACAAACTTTTCTGTATTCCTACTCAACGCCGCCCCAACTAATCTGGTTTCATTAATACATTTTTGCTGACTTGCTTTAGTGCCATCGTAATCGAACAAGCCCCAAATATCTATCATCAATGTCCATTCATTCTGTGCCCCACGGTCACCTAGAATCGGCATTTGCCCTGCTTGATTCAACTGGATATTCACGTTCTGTATTCCTAGAGTCCAGCAATGCACCTTGCCGTTATCTGTGCCAGTATCACATCGCATTGCGGGTACTATCTTTCCAAGCATAGTGCTTGGTTCAATCTCATAGACCCAATACGGATAGATTCTGGTACCGACCAATCCAATAGGGTCAATGTTGAGTTTGATACAGTCATGGATGTGTTCAAGCACCGTAGTCCATGGTAAGTAATCTTCGGCAGATATGTCTACAAAATCAATTGGCACGTGTAATTATCCCTCTAGCAATTTGAAACCCTGCCGCCCTTGCATGAACAGTTATGTTTGGTCTGGCAATCTCTACCGCACGTTTAGGGATGTTTTTAGGTCTGATACCCCTGCGTGAAATTGCCCTCATTATTGGAAACCACTGACTTTTTGGTATACCAGTTTCGACAAACCATCTAAGCATGTTCGGTAACGGTTCAAAAACTCTACCGCCACGCTTGCCTATACCTACCATGCGTACAGGCATCGGTTGCCCCGCCCCACGCCCTGAGATGATTTCACCTAACGCCTTATTCCCTACGACCTGTCTATGTAGAATGCCGCCACCTTGACTAGATAGACTACGGCTTGCAACTTTACGTGACCGAATGCTACGCTGTGTACGTCCAGACCTAACAGCATTCATTTCCACCATCGCTTGCTTCATACCCTGCACTACAGCAGGGTCAATTTTAGCCATCAACTGTGTGGCGGCTTGATTGACAACGTTCCGGTTTAACCTCACACGTTGGAAGTTAACTTCCGCATTGAATTGGTAGGTTATGTCTTGCATCAAACTACTAGCTTTTTATCATTAAGTGCCGCGTGTAACCCGTACATGAATCGGTAGCTATCTAATAACGGTGGGCTACCCTGTACATCTTTTTTGAACCTTTGGAACTTATTGTCATCTGGATTGATAAGGTCTAGCCAGCTTGTCATTTCAAGGATTGCGGCGGTCAATCCCTGAGTATAACCAATATCAATCGTGATAACATATTCTGCCGCACCCTGTGACGTATCTGTATTACTGCCGATGAAGAACCCCCTGTGCAGGGTATATAGCGTAGATAACGAATTACCGTCAGAGTTGAGTTTATAAAGGCGTACGATGTTGTTCCCATGGTTGCGGGTTCTGAATACCTCTATGGTGCTACTGCGTAATCCTACACTCATTTTGTCTGGTGCCCCAGACACCTACCAATATTTGCGGGGTGCCTTGGTAAAGATGTTCGGGTTCGACGCTATGACGGGTTGCCCTGTAGCAGTGTCGATAGTATTCAAGATTCCTGTTGCCTGATTTTTCAACGCTAAAGCTTGTGCCGTACGGTCTACATCAGCATAACTAAGAGAACCGCCCGGAATGCGTTCACTGGTGACTGTGGGTAAGATAGGTACCGCAAGACTTGCCAGATAATAAACTGCCGCAGTATTGATTTGGTCGGCGTAAATTGGGTCATCAATCTGCGTTTGAGTGAGATACCGCATTATGAAACGCTCGGCTTCACCCTCAAAGGTATCAAGAGAAAGAACGTCATCGGGAAGCATACTCTCAGTAACTTCTACCCCGATGACGCTACGTACCTCTTGGTACTTATCATCTGGAAACTCGTACGGCATTTATCTTATTTTTTCTTGCCCGTATCTGCCGCCGCCTCTGCAACATCTTCGGCGTCATATTCCACTTCTTTACCGCCACGCACTTCGACAAGTCTGCCTTCCGCAAGGGCTTGACTCACACCGCCTGTGACAACCACGCTATGCTCTTGGTCATCAGCGATGTAAAGTTCACCCTCTGCCGTCTGCACAGTCACTTCTTTACCGTCTGTACCTTTAACCGTACGTTTGGTAGCTTCATGGGCTTCATCCTTTTCCCAGATAGCCACAGGGTAGCTACCATCTGCGTTTTTGGGTAATGCGTTTTTTACTTTAATTTTCGACATAATCTACCTCTTTGACCTTTTGTAATATAGGGCGTATTGCTGTTTAGGCGTGTTTACAGCCACTTTTTCGAGCAATACACCCTAACCCCTAGGTAAGAAATTTAGGCGTGTCAGAACACGCCCAATTTCACTATGCGTTCATTACCAGAACCTTGCTGGCTTTCGGGTCGATGACGGCATAACCCTCAACTTCTGACAGCACAAGACTGTTAATCTGGCTCTTAACATTCTTTGCAGTCTCTTGAATGTTAGACCCGATTTCAAACAGACGTTGAATTGCAAGCCGCTTATCAAAGCCCACCAAGGTATTAGCTGGTGCATCAGTTGTCCATCCAACTCTAATACCATCAGCAAGACCTTGATTGATAGGCGTAACGGTCTGGGAGGCAATAACGCCGCTACCCGCAACCAGCGGAATATTAGCACTGCCAGTATCAAGTAGCATGGTTTTCAAAACCTGTGGACTGTTACCCAGAACGGTAGTCATCATAAGCGGGTTCGCCCATGTCATCTTCCAGTTCAACCACCCTTCAAGGTTAAACACACCAACACCAGCCGTACCATTGAGAGTATCAAGGTTATAACTGGTAGCGGCGGTTCCAGAGTTACCGTCACCGTTAACAATAACGCCGATTACCTTGGCAAGCTTTTCAGCTTCCACAGCAATCGCAATGCGTTCAACGTAGAAAGAGAGTAGGTCAACAGGGATGCGTCTGTCTGATTCATAGGTCAAATCAATTCGACGACCATACTTATTAAGGTCTACCGCTCTTTCAGACGTGGTGATTTTCACCGCTGGAATTTCGGCGGCTTCAGCAACTCTACTGTTAGCCTGTGAAACATCCTCTAAGAAGAACGGCTTAAAGTATGTACCACGGATGCCGCTGGTAACGCCAACTACCTCACTGAGAGGAATGGCTGGACGCAGAAGAAGGTCGGTT